ATATGCCGTCATACGTTTTCTTCCTGCTCCTAATGGTGAGGATCTACCATTTGTAAAACTATACTCTCATGCCTTCCAAGGGCCTGGCGGTTGGTACATAGAAAATTCTCTGACTACACTTGGTCAGAAGGATCCAGTTTCTGAGTTTAATACTACTCTCTGGAACAACGGCACTGATGCTGGTAAAGAAACTGCAAGAAAGCAGAAGCGTAAGCTTACTTATGTTGCTAACATCTATGTTGTAAAGGATCCAGCAAATCCTGAGAACGAAGGTAAAGTATTTTTATACAAGTTCGGTAAGAAGATCTTTGATAAGATCACTGCTGCAATGCAACCTGAGTTTGAAGATGAGGAAGCAATTGATCCATTTGATTTCTGGCAAGGTGCTAACTTCAAGTTGAAGGCAAAGAACGTTGCTGGTTATCGTAACTATGACTCTTCTGAGTTTGCTGCTCAAAGTCCTCTATTAGATGACGATGAAGCATTAGAAGCACTCTGGAAGAAGCAGAATTCTTTATCAGAATTTGTTGCTGCTGATCAGTTCAAAACTTATGATGAACTTAAGAAGCGTCTTGGTTATGTTCTTGGAAACAAGGCACAAGTACGTCAGGATCCTGAAGTAGTTGATGAAGACAATGATCGTGGAGTAGCAGAAGAATTAGTTACTGCTGCAACATCCAGAACTTCAACAACAGTTACTGAAGATGAAGATGATGATGCACTATCATACTTTGCTAAACTAGCACAAGAATAATTAGAAGGGCAATGTCAATAAGACCCCCCACATAGGGCCTCCAGTAAGGAGGATATAAAGACCCCATAAGGGGTCTTTTTTATGGCATTGTAACTCTTATATTTTCTGTTTGTACTGTATCTTCGTCTATGTATTGAGATGATTTTCCATAAACCATAATCTTTCTCATATCATTCACAAACTCTTGAAGATATCCTTGTCTTAGTAAGTTTATATTTCTCTTTTCATCGTTTAAACGAGTTTCATAATCATAATTACTAATACCAGTAACAGGATTTAAAGTTGCTGTTGGTTCTCCTGGTTTAGGTATACTGAAATTACTATCAACTACCTTACCTTTTGGAAGAATCAAACGACCATTAGAATCTTTAACTTCGGTTGTTTCATAATATCTAACATTATTTAAATCTGTACCATATTTTCCTGAAGCATATTCATATAGATCTTTGTTGTTGAGTGGCCATTCATTTCTTATATTAATAATACCAGCAGTTAGAATAACAACCCAATCGAATTCGGCACTACCATAGATTTCTTCTGCTACAACTTCTGGACGATATCCTTCTGGAATCTCGTACTTATCAAACATAACAAATGCAGTTCGTAGGTCATCTCTTAATTTGACCCTACGGAACAGATTTTTAACTTCAAGATAATCTAATGATGAGTTCTTATCCTTTAAAAAAGAAGGATAAAGTAAATTTGGTAGTTCTCTAAAGTATCCCATATTAGTAACCTACTGCACTATTACCTGGATTATTATCATAATCTTTATCGTAAATTGGTTCAAGTTCTTTGAATGATAGATCCAAAATCATTGCTGTTGGTGTTGCATCCTCATATGTTGCATATACACCGTCAGCAGTATAATTAACTGAACAATCAGTAAGGAAGCATTGTTTAAATTTATGTAAGAATGGATGATCTTTATTTCCACTTCTATATCTTAACCAAAAAACATTAGGTGTTTTAAGGAACCAAGAACCAGATTGAGAAGTTCCTTGTGCCTTTGCTGCCATATTTCTTTTAAATGCTCTTATAATTAATCCACACTGATTTGCTTCTGCAGCATTTCTTGGAGTCATTTTAAATTGGAATTTAAACATTCTTATTGTTGGACCATTAAATAGAAGTTCCATATTTGGATTTATAATTTCACCTTCTGATCTTGCTAATACTTGACTGAAGGTAACATTACCACCTAGAGCAGATACTGCTTGTGCTGAAAAATATTTAAGTAACAAATCAGAAGCAACTTCTTCACCACCGATTCCATCTAATGTAGATTTACCAAAGTCCATTGCTTGATCCATTATACCTGTTCCAGTCTCACTAAGAGTTTTATTACCACTTAGGAAATCCGATACAGTATTAATTGCACCTCCTGCTGCACTTAAACCAGCAGCTTGCAGTCCATTTAATGAAGAATCGCCATAACTTACAGAGTTTGAATCTTGTATCTGTGATGGTATTGGTAATAAGATAGTACCGTCATTAATGACTGCTCTTGTTGTTCTAGATAAATCTTGAGGAAGTGTACTTCCAGCATCATTTCCACCTTTTACATATCTTTTATCGGAACCAGGAGCTCTTACTAGATTGCTCATACCTAATGGTACATATTGTTTAATATCAAACTGTAGATAATCTGTTTGATCTGTTAATGCTTCATAAGGATATCTTAAAGTACCACCAATTTTTTCTTCTGGTTTTAATCTTTCTTTTAATCTTAAATTACTGAAATTATACCAATTTGTATTTCTGTTGGATTTACTCTTTGCTCTATTCTGTTCTCTTTCTTTTGCTTCTCTTTCTAAACGATTACTTCTATCTCCATAATAATCATTAAAATCTGCATTTTCGTCTGCATAAAGATGATCAGATTCTATCTCATCAGAAGCATTATCTGCAGAAGCATCGTAGTTTTCATCTACTGATAATGCATCATCAGGATGTATCATCCCATCAAAAACATTGTACCTGAGTCCATCTGCCCTTTGCTCATATAACCCGTTATGTAAATCTGGATTAGACATATTATTTCTTTTTTATCTATTTATACGAAACTTCTGAAAAGGTATAGTATCAAGGTCATTTAACTCATCATCATACACTTGATAGAGTCCTCCTGCTACTTCATTCCAAGTATATTGTCTCTGTTCACCCCAATGAAAGTTGATACCACGAAATCCCCATTCTAGTGTTTCGGTTACTGCAACTAATGGATTTTGATCATAGCGAATACCTGGTGTTTTTGGATTATATACAAAAATATAAAATTCACCAGGTTCAGGAACCTTGCCACCTTCTGTTAAAACACTAATGATTTCCAGCATTAAATCATCAGCATCTTCAGTGCCTAATAAATTATCCCTTATGCTACGGATGCGACTCATTTGATTCCTAGTTCTGTTTCTGTTAATATTTTAAATTCAAATCCCCTATCAACACACCATTCATTTGCCGCATTCCATTTTGCTTTATTCCTAGCAAACTCAAATGCTTCACGCAAATATCCTTTAGTCTGACGTTTTGGTTTTGCTGGTGGTGTAGTTTGACGTTTTGGTTTTACTTCAATAATATATTTTTTTATCTTCCCACCATTTTCTCTAACTTTAATATAGAAATCTGGAAAGTACCTATGTGGTCTATTATCAATAGGAGATCTATACCAAACATACATTTCTTCACTTCCCCATTCAAGTATATTGATATTTGAGTCACAATATTGCATAAACTTGCGTTCCCAAAGAGAGCGATATATAATATTAGTAGGGTCTCCTTTATACTTATAGGGGCATCTTGGTTGATATTTTCCTTTATAAGCCATATATAAATATAGGTATCATAGTAAATATTTAGAGTGCCAGAATCGTTAGCAAGATCTATATCAACATCTGAGGCTAAAACACTGATAGGTGGGTTAGCACAGAATAACCATTATTTGGTCAATTTTTCTGCATTGAAAAAACCCATATATGATTATTTAAAAGAATATACTAAGATGGGTGATATAAAAACTTTCTTAGGAAGAAAGGCAGGGATACTTTGTAGTGATGCATCATTACCTGCCTCTCAGTTTGCAACCAGTCAAGTAAAAGATAATTTTATGGGTATTCCTCAAGAGTATGCTCATACTAGAATGTATCAAGATATTAATTTTACATTTTATATTGATCAGGATTATTCATTATTAAAAATCTTTGAAGGGTGGATGGATTATATTTCTAGTGGAGCAAATAGTCAGGTAAAACAAGAATCCCATTCATATTATAGAAGATTGAGATACCCAGATACATATAAGGTTGATACGATGAATATTAGAAAATTTGACAGGGGACACCAGAATCAGATAAGATATAAGTTTATAAACGCTTTTCCTAAAGCAATTAATCCAATCCCTGTTACCTATGGTGCAGCAGAACTTTTAAAAGTAACTGTTCTTTGGAACTTTGACCGTTATGTGGTCTTCTAAATAAAATACTGAATTGTATAGATTATGCCTTTACCTCAAATTAATACACCGACATATGAGTTGGTATTGCCTTCAAATGGGAAGAAACTTAAGTATCGTCCTTTTTTAGTTAGGGAAGAAAAGATTCTAATTATGGCATTGGAATCTGAAGATATGCAGCAGATTAGTACTGCTATTATTGAAACATTAAATCAATGTATTCTTACTAAAGGAATAAAAGTAGAAAAACTTGCTACCTTTGATATTGAATATTTGTTTTTGAATATTCGTGCTAAGTCAGTTGGTGAGACTGTAGAAGTTAATGTTACTTGTCCTGATGATGGTCACACATCTGTTTCAATGGAGATTGATATTGATTCAATTAAAATTAAAAAGGATAAATCTCATAAAAATACAATTAAATTAGATGATAATCTTTCAATGAAAATGAAGTATCCTTCTATGGATCAATTTGTTGTATCTAACTTTGATAGTACTATCACTGATGTTGATACAACTCTTGGTATGATTATTGGATGTATTGATATGATTTACAATGAAGAAGAAAGTTGGAATGCTTCTGAGTCAACTGATAAGGAACTTTCAGAGTTTGTTGGAAATTTAAACACTAAACAATTTAAATTAATTGAAAAATTCTTTTCAACAATGCCCAAACTTACTCATACTATAAAGGTTACTAATCCACAGACTAAAGTTGTAAGTGACGTGACGTTGGAGGGTCTAGCAGCTTTTTTCAGCTAGGTATGGCTCATACTAATCTTGAGTCATACTATAAGATTAATTTTTCGTTAATGCAACACCATAAATACTCATTAAGTGATATAGAAAATATGATTCCTTGGGAACGAGAAATCTACGTTAGTTTACTACAACAACACATTGAAGAAGAAAATTTAAAGACACAACAGCAAAGTGGCAGTTAAACAAAAAATAACTAAAGATAATTTTAATTCTCCATTGAGAGATAAGGAATCGTGGAGCTATAGACCTACCAAAGAAAAAGATAAGAAGGATCAAAAATCTGGTAGGAGATTTTTTGCTTTTGCTGGAAAAGGAGCAGGAATGACTCCAGATCTTGTTGGGCAGAATAATGCTGCTAAACAATTACGAGAAACAAATGAAATTCTTATACAAATACAAAAACAATTAACGGTAGATTTTACTGGTCGTATTGCGGAACGTAAAAAAGAGTTTAAGGAAAGAAGAAAGGCATTATCTGAAGCAAAATTCTTCTCTAAAGAAAAGGCATTAGAAAGCACAAAGGGTGTTGGAAAATTTGTTAAGGATACAGCAGGTAAAATAGTGAGTCCTTTAGGTAAAGGATTTAAGGGTATACTTGAGGGTGTATGGGGTTTCCTTAAGAATATTCTTATTGGAGGAGCTGTTATTGGTGCATTAAAATGGTTAAGTGATCCTGAGAATTTGCAGAAGTTGAAGGGTGTATTTGATGTTATGGCGAAAAATTGGAAATGGATAGTTGGAGGGTTAGCAGCAATAGTTGGTGTTACTGCATTAGGTGGTATTGCTGGAATTATTGGTGCTATTACTACAGGACTTTCAATATTACTACCAGTTGCACTTGCTCTTGCAGCAGGATATGGATTGTATAGGTTGTGGATGGCTGGTGATGCACAAGAAAAGAAAACACTTAAAGCAGTCGCAAAGTATGGAGAAGAGGCTGTAAGAAAAGATTTAGAACGTAAAGTAAATAATCCTACTCTTATGGAAAGAATAAATGGTGTACATGCTGAAGCAAAAGAACAGTTACATTTTTTAGATACGGGATTAACAAAGCAGTATGGAATGAAAGGAGAAGATTATCTTAAGACTTTTGAAAAGAAAGCTACTGGTGGTTCAATTACAGGTGGAAAATCATATATTGTTGGTGAGAATGGTCCTGAATTATTAATTAGTGGTGGTAGTGGATATATTTTAGATGCTCAAAAAACTGCAAGATTATTAACTCCACCAGTTCAGGGTGGTTCATTTGATATTATACCTTTACCAGATAAGTTTATAAAATCTAATAAAGATAATACTGTAAAGGTAGCTTCTAAAGCAAATAAGCTTGTAAAAGTTTCTCCTATTAATCCATCTAATCGTTATATGGTTGATGTTCCAGAGATATTAGGTATAAGATAAGATGTTGCAAACAGAAGTAAAAAAATTAAAGATAACTGCAGAGAATATTAATAGTGTTCTGACGAAGAGTAATAGTGTAATAAAAAAAAGAAAAAAGAAAAATGCAGAATTAGAAAAAATTATTGATGCACGGAGTATACGAAGAGATAAAGAATCCAATTTAGAAAAAAAATCTGTAAAAGGTGGAATGTTTAAATCATCTTTAGATGGTATTAAAAAGACTATAATAAGTGGTCCAATGGATGTAATGGGGAAGGTTATCCAATTCGGATCTATGATTTTGTTGGGTGGATTACTGAAATCTTTACCAGATCTTTTAATGAAAGGTGGAGGAATATTTGGAAAACTTGCAGAATGGGGTAAGGGAATAGCAGAATTCTTTAAAGGTATATGGGATTCTATTAGTAATTTTGCTAAAGCAGTAGGAGAAAATGAAACAGTAAAGAAAATTCTTAAAGGTGCAGGAGATATGTTTAATGCTATAAAGGATCAGTTACCAACATTAGAAGATCTAGCTAATAAACTTAATAGTGTATTAAAACACGGACCATTAGCATTATTTGTTAATGATAAACATTTTAATAAAAAAGGTGAATTAGATCCTGAAACTCAGATAAAAGATGATGATACAGGTGAAAATAAAAGATTCAGTGAGACATTTGATACTGTTGATAATGAGAAATTAATAAAAGAATGGAAGTCTCTTTATTATCTTGATGAAGATGGTACAGTAAGACATAAAGATAGTGGTAAAAAAGCTATTGGAGCTCGGTTTATGGGAATTGGTACGGGCATTGATTTTGAAGATATTAAAAAAATGTTAGATAGAACTAGATTCCCAAGTCTTCAATCATCCATTAAAAATGTTAATTTGATTGGTAATAATAGTGTATGGGGCAGTAAAACAAAAACCATCTATATGCCACAAAGAGTAATTGTAGAGGTATAATATGAAACAACCACAAGAAGCAGCACAAGCATCAAATTATCCATTATTACAAGTTATAAAGGATGATAGGAAATTAGTTAATATTCAAGGTAAAACTGTTAGATTGGATTATTATGAAAGTGTATATTCTCCAACAGTAACTGCATCATTAGTAGAAATGGATAGTGGTGCTAGTCCAAAATTAAAAAATAATCTTGGAAATAGAGGAACACTTAAAGATGTTTTACCGATTGAAGGATTTGAGCAAGTAGCATTTATAATTAGTACTGCATTTGGGGAATTAAATTATTCTCCACCAAGAAATATACCTTTTAGAGTTACAGGAACACCAACTATAATTGAAGATGGTATGAATCAACTTGTGTCTATCAATCTTGTTTCACAACATGAAATTGATAATGCACAAACTCCTATAAAATCATATTTTAGGGGTAGGATTAATGAGACTGTAGAAAAATTATTAAAGGAATTAAAGATTCCAGACTCTAAATTAAAAAATATATTTGATTCTAATAAATCAAATATTGAAGATACTCAAAATAATGAACAAGTTACTGGTAGATCTCGTTCACCATTTGAGATTATTTTAGATCTATGTAAAAAATCTATTCCAGTTGTAGGAGATCCAGGATTCTTTTTCTATCAAACACAAGATGGATTTCATTTTAAATCCATTGATACTCTTATTACTGAAGGTATGAAATTGTTGGAGGAGAATGATACGTATAGGGGGTTTCATACTTACTATTATAGTCCAGGAGTTTATAATCAGTATGATGGTAATAATAATTTTAGGATTTTAGAATCACCTAAAATAATAAAGGATCAGGATGTATTAGAATCATTAGAAAATGGAACTTATTCTGCTAGGTTTATAACTACTAATCCATTAACTTTTCAGACTAAAGAGGAAGTTGTTAATTTGTTGAGCAAATCGAATCTTGGTAAAACTCAGAAACCTAATCCAAATGTAGATAAAAATAATTTTCATGTTACTTATTCTAGTATTTTAGATATTGGATCATCAGAACCTGGTATTGGTGTTATTGAATTAAATAGTCCACTAAGATGGGAAGCATTAGCAAATATGAGGTATAATCTACTTCATGCTCAAGTTATGCAGGTTCAAGTTCCTTGTAATATAAATCTTAAAGCAGGTGAAGTTGTTAGAATTAATATTGCTAATGTCACATTGGATAATAAAATATATGATATGTGGAATCAACAACGAAGTGGAGATTATCTAATCCTACATCTTTGTCACCATTTTGATCCAGAAAGTTCATACACATCCATGACACTTGCTCGTGATACTTATGGATTGTATAAAAACAGTTATTAAATAAATGTCTAATTCTGTAAAAAAATCTGATAATAATACCTTTGGAAAGAATCCATTACAATCTTGGATTGGAATTGTTGCACCTTTTGCAGCACAAGAAGAGCAGGCTAAAGGATTGGGATGGGGATGGAGATTTAAGGTTCGTATTGTAGGAGATCACTCAGATACGGATAATATTTCTGATGAAGATCTTGATTATGCTTACTGTTTACTTCCAACTACTGCTGGATCAGGTGGTGGAGGAAGAATAAGAACTGTAAGGATAGTTCAGGGTGATATGGTTTATGGAATATATGGATCTGGTAATAGTTCAGGAATACGTTTAATCTTAGGTGTTTTTCCAAGAACAGCATCTATTGAATATGGAAAGTTTGGTAAGTTTGATCCAATAAAAGGATGGTATGGAAATATTAAACCTTCACCATTAACAGGTGATAATGAGATTAATGATCTTGGTACTGCTACACCCAATAGTGCTCCAATATTAAATAAAACCAATATTTCATCTAGTGAAGAGCAGATGGAGTCGATGGGTATTCTCATTGGAACTGATGGTCCAAAATCAAATGTAATTAAGGAAAGACCAAGAGTTCCTGCTGATCAACCTTGGAATGGTGGTAGTATAACTAGAGCACAATTAAATTATATAAGAACTAATAGTGGAGATCCTAATTATACTGGGTATTATGCTGGTGCATTTTCAGGAATCCCTACTGAAAACGAAATTCGATCTCGACAGATTTATGATGCAGAAACACAAGCAATTCTTCAAGGTTTGATGGAAGAGATTGAAAGAACTCAAAAATCAAACTAAATAAATTTACTGGAGGTATAATTAAAATGAACATGCATGAACAACAAGTATTATTTTTTGGCAATGAGGAAGCTGAAAATTTAATACAATTTGAAGGTACTGGTAATGAAAATTATTTTTTACTTGTTCATAGGGGAACTGGTGAAATTCAGATATGGAATCAAGAGTGGGGAGTTGGTATTACAGGTGATCGGTATATAGGTAGTATTCAATATGATGCGAGTACTGATACCTATAAGTATCCAGATAGTCAATTTTATAAAAAAGTTATACGTGAGTATGAGAAAGAGGTTTTTAATGATCCTAAAATTATAAAAGAAATTATTGTAAAGGCAAGAGAATTATCAATTAATCAATATAGAAATGAAGGTGATGAGTTTAAAGGACAGGGTTATGCTAATCCAAACATTGGATTTATACCAGATGTATTTGAAAATAAAGGAGCAGATAATGTCTTTATTGAAGTTGATGCTAAAGCTAAAGAAGTTTTTTATGATTCGGATGGTAGATCGTATATTAGAATTCCAGGAACAGAGACAAAGGATAATTTAGATGGAAGAAAATATGTTGATATATCTATAGGTTCTGGAAATGAAAACTTAATAATTCATGATGAGAAGGCTGCTAAGGGTGAAATAAAGGATGGTCAGAGTTCATTAGGACTTAAGACTGGTAATGGGGTTACTTCAGAGGAAGTCTTACAATCAACAGCGACTGATATAAAGAAAGAATTTAGATTAAATGATCTAAATGATGAACAAATTGAAAGAATTACTCAAATTATTAGGGATAATCCTAGTGATAGTGGTTCACAATCATATATTCTGGCAGTAAAGAAAGTTTACCCTGAGTTATTTGAGAATATTCAACCATATAGTAAAGAAGATATAGAGTCTATGTCTTATGAAGATCAATGGGATTATAAAGAAAGAATAGCAGCTTATCAGAGAAGACAGAATGCAAAGGAGAGAAAACTTCCTCATGATTCAGATACTGCAGGAGTTGATGTCCTTATAGGTGATCCTTGTCTTAATGACTTCTTTGGTGGTATTGAAAAAACTTTGAATGGTTTTATGAAGAGACTTGCTGGTAATAAACTCGTAGGAAATTTAGCAGCATTGGGTGGTGGATTAACTCAAGGATTTGGATTCCCAGCAGAGTTGAAAAGTACAGTTGGTTTAATCAAAGATATTTCTAGGAATCTGGTTGGTAAGATGGCAGGTGCTTTAGAGGATAAGTTAATATCATTTATATCTGGTGGTGTTAAAGGTATGACGCAGTTTTTCTTTAATACAATTAGTAATCCTATCTCAGCATTAGCAAATGCAACTGGTTTCCAAAGTGCATTAACTAATCCAGTTGGTATGTTATTCAATGCAATGGGATGTGTCGCTTCAAAGATTACTGATGCATTAGGTAAGACGATTGAAGATATGCTTACAAATATGGTTAAATCAGTTATAAATCCTGCTGTTTGTGTTGCTGATCAATTTATTGGTGGATTATTTAATAAAATTACTAATGTAATGGATTCTATGATTGGACCTTTCATTCTTCCTATTGAACTGTTAATGAATCCATTAGGTGCAGTTGCAGGAGTTTTTGGATTAACAGATGTACTTAGAAAAGGTGCTAACTTGTTTGATAAAGCACTTAATCTTTTTAGATGTGGAAAAGGTTCAGGTAAAACATGTCCAACTAGTTCAGTATATAAGATTGATGCAGGTGTAATACCAATACTTAGTGAAAACGCACAAAACAGTCACGTAAAGAAAGCAATTGATGGTGCTAATAAGGGATTAAAGAATCTTGGGGTAGGTATTACAACATCATTAAATAAATTTGAGGAGAATGTTGGTAAGATGTCAATCTTTGGATCAAAACTTAGTGATGTTGATGCTGTTGAATGTGAAACTGGTGCAGTAACAAAATGTGGTTATCCAAAAATTAAATTCTTCGGTGGTGGAGGAGAAGGTGCTGTTGGTAAAGTTATCCTTGGTAGGTTTGTTTCTAATTTTGATACCGAGAATCTTAGAAAAGATGTAAAACAAACTGCAAGTATTATTGGTGTAGATATGACTTATCCTGGTGAAGGATATGAAGAAGCACCTTATGTGCATTTTGAAGATAGTTGTGATCAAGGATATGGTGCTTATGGTAGAGCAATCGTTGATTTTAATATGAATTCTCCTACTTATGGTCAAATTACTGATGTTATTATACTTTCTGAAGGAGAAAATTATCCACCAGGTGCTCCAGAAGATGCTTTTGTTGAGAAAATACTTGTTCAAGATCCTGGAAATGGATATTCTGACGAGGATAAGATGGAAGGGTTTGACATGGTGGTTAAAGATGGTAGAATTGCCGAGGTAAAACCAAATAGAAAGGCATATCGTTTCTTACCACCAATGAAAATACTTACTCAGACGGGATCTGGAGCAATTTTACGACCAATAATGACTACTAAAGCACCTCAAATGGAAGTCGAAGAGCAAATTGACTGTGTTACAACATAATGGCTGAATCAAATTCTCAAGAAAATAGGACGATTGACCTGTTTGGACCTCAGTTTCTTATTGAAACAGGTTCAAGAGCAGTTGGTGTTGGTGGTCAAAATGTTTTTAATATATCATCAATCAATGACGATGGAGTAAGATACACTCAATCTCTTACTCAGACGGGATTATCTAAAATTAATGCTGAAGGAATATTACAAATAGAGTCTGGTATTAAGAATCAATCATCAGAAGGTGTTGCTTTCTTTGCTTGTGCTCATAATGGAGATATGGCTCTTAGTGCTAATAAAGGATGGGTTAGAATTAAGGGTAGAAATATTGTACTAGATGCTACTAATAAGATAGTAATTAAGGGTCAAGATATTCAAATTGGTAATGAAGATAAGCATGCTACTGAAAGAATAATTATGTCTGCAACAGAAATTGATGCAGGTGAACCATTAAGAGGAAATATAGCAGATCTTCTTAAGACCAGTAGCATCTATCAAGTTGGTATGTCTTTACTAGGTATGACTCCATATGGACGATTAGCAGCAGGAATTAGTAAAGGTGTTGGTTTTGCTAAAAAATTCTTCGGATAGTACTAATGGCTATAGAAAATCCTACTAACATTACTTTTTCCGAGTCAGGGGATAGTGTATTTCAAAACGTATATATTTACGGGAAACTTAATTATGATTTTGATAATGATGATATTACAGTAAAAAGTTTAAATATAACTGGACCATCAAATGTAACTGATCTTACAGTTAGTGGTAATCTTAATGTAACAGGATCAAACACGAAAATTGGACAAGATATTGTAACTAGAAATCTTAAGGTAACTGGAATAGCAACAATATCAACTATTAAGGATAATAATGGTAGTACAGGAAGTGCTGGACAAGTTCTTTCTACGGATGGATCGGATTTAGAATGGATTAATACTAGTAGTGCTAACGTAGGATCAGCATCTAAGGTTGGTGTTAATCTAGACAGTGATAGTGCTACTACAATGTATATGACCTTTGTAGACGCTACATCTGGTAATGAAGAGATTAGAGTTGATAAGTCATTAACATATAAACCAAGTACAGGATCATTCTTAGGACTTACTACATTTACTGATATAAAATCTACTAGTTTACATGTTACTGGTGGAGTTAAAGATACCAGTGGTGATGTGGGTAGTTCTGGGCAAGTTCTCTCTGCAACTGGTACTGTTGGTGGTGGTACTAACTGGATTAATGTAGGTGATATTTCTGCTGGTACTGCTAGTTCTATATCAGTTACTGCAAATAGTGCCAATAAAGATCAATACATTCCATTTCTTAATGAAACTAGTGGTACTCAGCAAGTTAGAGCTGATGCTGGTTTAAAATATAATCCAAATACAGATACCTTAAAACCAGGAAGAATTTCTCTTGCTGATGATGATGAAATAAGATTTGGTAATAATAATGATTTAAAAATATCTCATACTGATAGTCTTTCTGGTCAAAATGATTCTAATGGAGATAGTGTTCTTGCTGGTACAACTTGGTGTTCATATATCAAAGAGACTGGAACAGGTCCATTAGTATTTAAGACAGATGGTGGTCCTTCATCAGGAGCATTTCAATTCTATGATACTAGTTGGCGACCAATATTAAAATTATTCAGTGGTACTGGTGCAAGAGCTTCTTTATACTATGCTGGATCAGAAAAACTAATTACTTCTTCAACTGGTATTGATGTGACAGGAACTGTTGCTGCTACTTCTTTAACTGCAAGTAGTTCAGCAACTTTAACTGCATCTGATGTAAGTTCTGGTGTTACTAAGGTATTGGCTGAAACTGGAAATGATAATGTTGTTAAACATGCAAGTGCTGCTGCGGTACGTACTTTCTTAAATGTTGCTGATGGTGCAACTAATGTAACTAATAATAATCAATTGACTAATGGTGCTGGTTATATAACTTCAGCACCTTCTAGTGATGCACATATGACTGTATTTACTTCAAATGGAACATTTTCTCCACCTTCAGGGACATCAAGTTATATTGTTTGGGTAACTGGAGGTGGTGGTGGAAGTGGAGCTGCAAAAGGAGAATTTGATGATAGTAATGTTCCTGGTTATAGTGGTGCTGGAGGTGGTGGTGGAACTGCTGTCCGTAGATATAATTCAGGTGAAATGGGTTCTTCTGCATCAGTCACCGTAGGTGGTGGAGGAAGTGGTGGATCTGGCAGTGGTGGAGGTAGTCAGGGTGGACATACTCAATTTAACCCAAATGGAAGTGGTTCGACATTATCTGGATGGGGTGGTGGAGGTTCTTCTGCTGCTAACGAGACTACTACTAATGGTGGAGGTGGAGGTAGTACAGCCAATGGACAATTTGATATACCTGGTCAAGGTGGAGGAAGAGGTAATAGTAATAAACATTCTGAAGGTAGTAGTGCTAATATAACTCAAGGAGGAGAAACTTATTGGGGTAATGATGCATATGGAAGAGGAGGAGATGGTAGAAATAGAACTTCAGATGGTTGGCAAAATGGTGTTAGTGGTGCTAGTGGAATTTGTATTGTCTATTCTTTCTAATGATTCGTAATCCAATTGATGTTGTTACTGTATCAAAGATACAGAAATTACTTGATCCTTTTATTGAACCTATAAGTCGTATACAGAATTATGTTCCTGATTGGGAGAAACATCTTTCTAAAGAATCTTTATTATCATTAGTTGGTGAGGATGTTCCTAAAAATAGAACTGCAAACTTAGAAAGACTTACTAACTATGTTCAATTGAATGATATGATGCTGAGTCTTGTCAAATCATATTATCCAGACTGTGAAGTAAAATGTAGTGGACATTTTCATTATCCTAAAACTGGATTTATGGGATGGCACACAAACCATGATAATCCACACGAAAGAGTTTATATTGCATATGCTACTGAGGAAAAAAAATCATTTTTTAGATATTATGAGAACAAAAGGATTGTTACTGATTATGATAATAAAGGAATTACTGTCCGTAAATTTCAAGTTACTGGTGAACGACCATACTTTTGGCACTGTGTAGGTTCTGAATGTGATAGAATAAGCTTTGGGTACACACTAAATAAAGACAAAAACAATGGCTAGATACGCACTCGTTGAAGATAATAAGGTA